TTGCACGGCGAGTTGTAAAGTCACCCTGATAATCATCCTCGTAAGAAATACTGTTGAGAATAACGGGAATGTCTTTTTTGACACCCATATCAGCGTTATCATTCATCGTGATCGTGTAGTCTGGTTGAAAGTAAGGAAGAATTTGTTCAACAATTTGTAGAGCATCATCCGACTGTTTTGCAAGAATGTAAAGCTGAAAATTTATGTTATAGGGAACAGGCATATACTGGGTATCTAACTGTTGTGTTTTGGTTGTGTCACCCTTAACTTTTTTAAACTTCTGTACACGATTTAGTTTCCTACCGGGATCGTAGGTAAGACCTGTGATTTCAAAACCAATACGAGGTAAAGTAACCGCCGCAGCTTTACTCAGGTCTGCATCATCGTTCAAACGAACAAGAAACTTCTGCCTTGGTCCATATGCCAATGGAACCTTCATGGTCTGTTGAATTGCTCCAGCATTGTCCTTACGAACTAACTGAATATTATTAAAAATTGTTCCGAAACCCACAACTATATTGCGAATTGTTTCATGGTAAAATTGTTGTCCTAGCATTAATCTGCACTCCCTGCATCACCAAATGGATTCGACTCACTAAAGTCCAGTACCGTATCATCCAATGTTTCAAACAACTCATTTTGAGCTGTCTTATCTGTACTCATGTCACCTACTATATAGTCTTCCTGTATAATATATTCGTCACCACCAGTTTCAAGTAGAATACTTCCTGTTTCGTCCTCAAGAGTTAATTGATGATTGGAACTTGCAATTGAGAGAGAATCTTCAATCGCATCAATATCTGTTATACCTGTATCAAGTGCTTCTGAACCATAATCAAACAATCTACACCGCATCTTATAAACTGGATTATTGTCTAACTGATGAAAGGGGTCATCATGATCAACAAAGTTAATCTGAAATAATTTTTTGAGTGTTGGATGATAAATTGCATCGCCCTCTAAGGGTCGATCTACATCCGTCGCATCAGTTTCATTTACAATATAAAATACTTCACCTTCCAATTTAGACGTTAAAATTGTTCCAGACTCCAATAGAATAGAACCAGATGATGTTGAGTCTGTGCCTTCTTCAATCTGAATCTGTTTTGTCTTCTCTTGAAATCTTGTCTTACTAACTACAAAAGTTGCCTCACTTAGATTTCCTAAACCAAACTGAGTCATTACTTCTTGTTCACCAGCGTAACCCCCATCAGAGTCTTCCATATACATTTCGATAGGAACTTGAGTGTTAAACTTTGACAGTGCATCTTCTCCAAGCACTGTATCTTCAGCAACAAGTGTACGGTCAAGATAATACACATCATGGCCGTGAATCTGAATTGCCTCTGCAACCAAGTTTGCATACAGTGATTGTTCCGTTGCAACCAATCTTCCAGTAGTCATTAGTTTGCACTCCCTACATCACCAAATGGGTTTGACTCACTGAAGTCAAGCACCGTATCATCCAATGTTTCAAACAACTCATTTTGAGCTGTTTTATCTATAACCCCATCACCTATTATATATTCTTCAGATATAATGTACTCATCGCCACCAGTTTCAAGTAGAATACTTTCACCAAATGAAGGTGGGTCTTGATTTGCGGCGACTATTGTAGCATCAAGTGTAATAACTGTTGTATCTAAAGTATATCCATTTATATCCATTGTTACTGGCTGACCAACAATACTTTCAATTTCAAGTGTAATCTGATATTCGGAACTTGCAATAGACAGATCATCTGCGATTGCATCAATTTCAGCAATACCAGTACTGAGTTCTTCTGAACCATAATCAAACAGACGACATTTTAATTTATAAACAGGATTACTATCTAACTGGTGAAAAGGATTATCATGATCAACAAAGTTAATCTGAAACAATTTCTTTAGTGTTGGGTGATAAATTGCATCACCCTCAAAAGGACGGTCATCATCAGTCGCATCAGTTTCATTTAGAATATAAGATATTTGACTATCAGATACCGTACCAGATTCCAATTGGATAGAACCAGACGATGTTGAGTCTGTTGCCGTTTCTATTTGTAATTGTTTTGTTTTTTCTTGAAACTTTGTTTTACTTACAACGAAAGTTGCTTCACTAAGGTTTTGCAAACCAAACTGAGACATAAGCTCACGTTCTCCTGCAAACCCACCACCAGAGTCTTCCATGTACATTTCAATAGAAGATTGTGTATTAAATTTAGACAGAGAATCCTCACCAAGAACATTGTCTTCAGCAACAAGTGTACGGTCAAGATAATACACATCATGACCCCTATGGTGAATAGCTTCTGTAACCAAGTTAGCATATAAAGATTGTTCAGATGCAATTGCAGATACGCCGCTCGTATGAAAATGTTTATTAACGGCCATGAATTACCCTATCATATAATTAACTGGCAACTCAAACGTAAGTTGGATTTGTTCCTCTAACTTATTTTTCTCCTCTAATGCCTGTGTATAGATAGTTTCTCCATTCATAGTAACACCACCAAGCATTGCAACACCACTGAATTTAGATAGGTTTGCACCCCACTGTTGTTTGATTAGTGTGGTTGCATATCTCTTGAGAAAGATATCGTCAAAGATATCTGTATACGTTGTTGGGTCTATTTTGCGATAACATTCTACAATAATATAGTCTTGTCCAGCAGTAAAAGCGTTCGACCAATCAGCATCTATGTATAAACGATTTTGATGTTGACTATATCGAATTGGTTGTTCACCAACAAGGATGTGTTCCAGAAGGTCGAGGTTGTCCATAGCCATCTGATACTGAATAACAGATGTAGATGATAGGTCATACAAGTCATTAAGACGTAATTGATACTTAACATCAAACATACTACTACCACCGCCAGTATCAGTGAACGGCCAAACCTGTATAACCGAAATAACAGCAGAAGGCATTGGGATAAAATTAGTACCTTCTAAGAATGTATCAGTAATAGTACTGTCAGCTGAATCCGTTCCAGTTGAGGAAATATTTGCTTTTCCTCTTGCGACATCTTCCTCGGTAATAAGATGTTTGAGATACATCTTCTCAATACCGTCATAGTGATACTGTGCAAAAAATTGTAGGGCTTCATCAATACGGTCATCTGCCTGATCATCTGACACATTAATATCAATAACACCAGAACCTAGTGCCCTAAAACAATAATCTTTGAATGTTGATTTACTTGTAGGTATGGCCATGAAGATATCCTTTTTTATATATTTATAACATTTGGTTTATGTAGGATATTACTTATTGTGAGGTTTTGGCGGTAATGCTTGATAACTGGGTGTTGCCGGACTCCAAACTGGAAATTTTTGATCAGCATAAGCATCATGTCTAGTTTCTGTAATACTCTCTTTCGTGTAATATTTTCCGTATTTACCTTCTTTCATAATAATGTCATCAAGCTCTATCGCACTAAAACTTTCCTTTTTCTTATTATTATACCAATCCCAACATTTACATTTAGCACACTTTCCACAAGGACAGTTAGAAACTAATTTTTGGAGTTCTTGTGGTATCGTTTCCCATGTTTGCCACCGACCCATAGGTTTAGTTTTACGATTCATCAGAGGCCAGTCGATAGGGATATCTGTGTAATCTCTAAGAATGGAATGATCTACTCTAGAGTACCGATTATCTTTTGCATAAAAATTGTCAATAGGTTCTTTCGTTTGGAAATACCAAGTAGCATGACTCCAATTATATGTATTTATACCAAGACATATCAAATCAACATTATGCGTTTCTGACAACAATGCGATATTATAATTTTTTGATCTTATAGTTTCTAACATAACATCACCAGCACGATCTTCAAACTCTGAAAAATCAAAATCAAAATCACGAACATTTTCTTTCAGCCAATTACAAACGATAGGATACTGTTCTAAATCTTGATCAGATGCATCAAGTGTAAGTATCCGTGATACAATATCATCTGTAGTTTCAGTAAGAAGTTTATACAACATAGCTATACTATCTGAAGAAGAACTAGTTGCTGCAAAAACTTTCATAGTCTCTCCACTCATGCGGTTTGTTTCTGTGGTTTGTAAAATGTACGAACTTTATATCTGGATGAAACTCTCCACCCATATATATCCAATCATTACCTGTCTTTT